TGATGATTCATAATTATAATCGCCCAACTCAGTTTGATTTGACAAAAAGGCCTTCAAGTCGTTTTTGATTCCGTCGAAATCAACACTTGTTAATTGTAGTGCATTGTTAGCAGCCATTTATCTTGTTCTCTCTATTTCTAAACCAACTTCGATAGGCCTTGCATCATTAACAATGAAAAAACTTAGACCAACTTTAACTCGGTTTGAATTTGGTTCTGCAATTACTGTTACATCGTTTATTGAAACTCTAGGTTCGAAGTTTTGTATTGCGGTTACTATATCACGCTCTATGTTAACTTGCTCAATTGCATCAAAATTTTCAAACAATCTATTTCTTACATCAGAACCAAATAAAGGATCGTAAGGACGCTCAAATCTGTTTGTAAGTATTAAGTTTTTGATAGCTCCGACAACGGCCTCAGCATTTTTCTTTGTAGTCAATTTTCCAGTTACAGGGTGTGGAGTCAAAGCAATACTGAGATCACTAAAACTTACCTCTTTAGATATTGGATTTATTGAACCAGACTTAGCCACAAGCTATCCTTTTTATACTATTTATTACTGTTTTTTATGTCTTGTATTTCTTTTCTTCGTTCTTTTGTCATTTTTGCAATTTCAGTAAGAGCTTTTCGAGCTCTTGTTCCAGCTGCCTTGTTTCCATTTTCGAATTTTTCGTTTTCTGTTAAATATGTTTCGTAAAGTGAAACAATCATTTCATGTGTCATATTTTACTCCTAAGGTATTGGCGTTGTGGTAGGCGTACCAGACGCTATGTGTTTATGTGTCATTATATTAATAGTGCTACCTGCACTGGTCTTGACAGTAGGCGCATAAACTGATGATATGTTGCCTGTTGTTGAATTAATTGTGGTTATATCACCTCGATTAGCAATTATAACATCACCCTCCAATGTACCAGATCCAAGCTGAATACTGTGCGTAGCTGATGTAAACTCATGGTAGTCGCTAATTGTAATAGTTTGATTGCCAGTAATATCAACTGTATGATTGCCTGTAACTGTAAGTTTAGTAGCACCGTTAACAGTTGTAGTTTTTCCACCTTCTTCAATAGTAGTTTTCATACCACCGGCTACGACAAGATCTGTAGAGCCTCCAGCTTGGACAGTTCTTTCATCACCACCTTCGGCTATTTCTGTTGTTCTGCCTAAACCATAATTATATGTGCCCAATCCAGTTACATTTAAATCTTTATCTCCACCTACAGCAACATAATAATCACCACCCACAGTCATTGTGTAATTTTTAGTTATGTTTTGATTCATGTTGCCATCAACAGTGAGATTCAAATCTCCTTTAACGTACATGTAACTATATCCACATATAACCTCATAGTTATCACCAATAACTTTCACAACTTTATCACCACTTGGAGACTTTCTTTCATCAAAGCCACCGCTAGTATCATATGTCACTTGTCTAGCTTGATCAGGCTTATTTTCACCGACTAAGTTTCCTGTGTTTGGATCGTATTCTGCTGTGTTAAGATTGAGTTCACCTTTCTTAAATATCGTTTCAGTTATAAAACCTGCTTCAGAAGAAACTGTTTGAACATAAGGATAGGCTTTGTCATTTGGCTCCAGTGGCTCATCCCATGTAGATCCTGCAAAAGCATCGTAGACAATTCCAGTTACTCTCTGTTTTTTTCTAACTTCGGATTGTGGAGACGGATGCTTTTCTTCTACTCGAGCTGCTCTTGGAAGCTCTGACTCGCTGTTCTTTCCTTCACTGTCAAATCTATATCCAGGTACTTGGCCCACTATCATTGGTTTTTGTGCATCTTCGCCATCCATGAAAAACCCAAAAACCCAAGTACCTTCAATTAATCCTGATGATGGTGCCGCTGGAGCTGTAACAGGCTGTACTGTTTGGGCCCAAGGCAAACCGTCCGTTGGGAGCTCACTGCTGTCAGTTGGGTGCCATCCAAAACATCTAATTTTTACACGTCCAAGTTTTAAAGGGTCATCGCGATCCTCTACGACTCCCATGAACCATACAAAATTGTAACCTAAAAAGTCTGGTTTAAAATCAGCCATAATCAGTCTCCAGTAGGAGTAGGTCCTGCGAATGCAGCTATTTCGGCAGGCGTGAGCTTGTCACCAACATCTTTTTCAAGAGCGCTTTGCTGCAATTTTTCTCTTTCGGTAAGTTCTTTCGCTTCTGTTGCTTTTGGTTGTTTAAAATTTTTGAACTTACTAAACGTATTAAAAATAGAAATAAACCCCTGAACCTTAGCTGGTGCAAATCCAGCTAAAAAGGCTGTAGGATTGTTTTCTATGTCAGTCAATAGTCCTGATATGGCTTTGTCTGTGCCAAAGGGTATTTTTCCAGTGTCTAAAAACGAGAACAAAAGGTTTTCTGTCAAAAGATTAAATAACGTGTCGAGAGCTTGATCAGAAGAAAAAACTGGGTTTCCATTTATATCCACGGAAAACGACTCCTTGACGCATTCAAGGTTTGTTACATAGTCTCCGTTCTTTGTCAGCCTATTACTTACTGCAGTAACAAGAAACTTAGCATCTCTACCATAATGTTTTATATAATCACCAAATTCATTATTAGTTGGTATTTTAATAGTAACAATGTGCCCGGGCACTATGTTGAGATTAGATGGTACAGTTATTGCTATACCATGTTGTTTAATTGATGCCTCTTGAACAATTGTGTTCACAACATGCTTATGACGTTCCGTAGAAAAATATGTTTGCGGATCATTGTTGGCTGTGATTCTTCCATCGTAGTCTTGGTTTTTTGTGCTAGCTATATTTAAGTTGTCTACTATCAGTCGATTATGTCCAGGACCTCCAATATCAGCACCAAGAATACTATCAACAGATGTTCTTATAGTAGGCTTACCTCCACCTTGAATGTGGGAAATATAATCAAAATCCTTTGCATAGTTGAACCCGGCCTCAACATATGATTTAGTCAAAGGATCGATAACCAGTGTTCTATTATCATACAAACCTTCTTTTATTGAACTAACTGTATCAACCGTGTCTAAGAAAGTAAAACCAATTATAGATTTTCTTGCTCCTTCAACGGTTCTTTGAGCAGCTTCTGCTCCCGGATCACTGAACTCATATACATAATCAAACTGTTGTTCTGCATTGAAGAGGCTGGCCAGCGTTCTAAAATTAAATTGTTCTCTAGTCTCGTAAAAAAGATAGAAAGACTTTTCTGTATGTTCAGCTGACCTGCTGTGTTTAGCAACATTCTTTATGATATCAAAAGGATTGTGACCGGTACCAGTAAAAGGAACAATATTTTCGGTTGGCTCGATAAAGATTGGTTTTTTTTCACTTGAGTTTACAGATATGTATTCATCATAAACATTTTGTACAATTTCTGAACCAAGTTTATCTTTATAGTAAGGATTTACATTGTAACTAAGATTTTTTTCGAGCTCGAACGATGCTCCTTTCAACACATAAACATGAGCATCGCCTGCAATCTTTTGCCTGCCAGTAACTTTGTATAATTTGAACAGAAGCTGCTTTCTGACTCCAAGACGAGCCGCTTTTCCAGAAAAAGTAACAATTATTTGTTCTTGACCCACAATTGGTAATGAGTCTATGATACCCTCAGCATCCCTAATGACAAAATCAGCGCTTATAAAGTTACGAAAAAGACTTTCATATATTGTGAATTCAAGAACTTGCTGAGTAATATTAATTTCAGCACCATTACCTCCAACAATTTGTATACTATGTCGAAGGTCGTGACCATATGGCTTGTCGTTAGCAGCATGATATACCATTATGTGAAGACTGTCTCTACCTGATTCAATAATGATTGAACAAAATCATTTGATAATATTTTTATATCTCGCTTGCTATCATTTTCAGCAGTTTCATATTCATAACATGTAATAGTTCTTCTGTCTGCTGGAGCAAGCGAGTTGTATGTTTGTAAATCTATTTCGTAAGTTTCTTCTGGAATGATTGTACCATCAAATAAAACTGATTGTGTTGCAACAATTTGCTCATAATGATGAATTTGACTCATCGCGGTGCTTATGCTACCATATTTTTTTGCAACGTAACTTTCAAACGAAATCCTGTCTAAAGGCCAATCGAATTCTGGATCAATGATATTGTTCACTATGTAAATTATCCAGTCTAATGAAGCATCGTCATAATACTTAAATGCAATCTGATCTGCACGCTCACCTTCTTTCACAGAATAATCGTAATAAACTGCTTCCTGCCTTTGAAACGATTCCACAATTTTAAACCGTGTCATTATATTGGTAAGGACAGTGTTGTTTTTATTTTTCTTTAGATCATAATTGACTAAAGGAAATGGTCTGAAATAGAAAGCCATTATCTACCCTGCCTTATTTCTTTCTTTGTAACAATAGACGTTTCTGTGAACGATAAGCTAATTGTAACAGCATAGGGTGCATTGGTTTGCTCAAAAAAAGCAGGTCCGCCTTCACCTGTGTAGTTTACATTGAAAGACGTAAGTACGGATTCACCAAATTCAAAAAGATAGTCTCCGGCTCTCATCTGAATTTCAAATTTTGAAGGATATTCAAAAATATGATCGTTGAAGCCAGCTTTATAACTTGGTGCCATGTGATACTTAAAATTTCTTATTAAATCTCTTATTGCATCACTTTCTTTTTTACTTCTTGCAATCAATTTATAATCGAAACTGTGCGTTTTAAAATTTACACCCTGAAATATATTAGCTATGTGAGGATTTCTTGCAACTCCTAAACCAACCAAAGCTCCTCTGCCTATGTTTCCTGCAGCTGCGCCAGCTGCTGCACCTAAACCAGCTCCTATTGATCCTCCCGCTGACCCAAAAAGAGCACCGACGATTCCAGCTATATTTGAGTCCTCTGCAACTGACATGCCCATATGAGTTAGAGTTCCCTTAAGATCATCACGGGAAAGATTAGCTTTTTCTATAGCACTTTTGAGATCTTCAACAAAAGCGCGGTCAGTTCTTTCAAATGCCTCGCCGGCATCTTTAGCCATTCTACCCACACTTCCAAGACCCGTAGTCGAGTCGTAGTTTGCGTTGTAGGCAGTTTGCAAACTACCTGGTATTGGTAAAGCAAAAGCATGAGACGGTAATGATATACGAATTCCAGCATTTTCAAGAGTGTCAAAAAATTTTCCTACTTTTCTAATTCCACTTCCAATTTTGCTGAGAAAAGAGTTGCCACCTACGTCACCCGTAGTAGAATCAGAACCACCTGGCACAGGGCCTTGTTCTTGAAGAGCCTGCTGTAGACTACTCATTCGATAGTCTTTTTTAGCTCTAAATAATATAAAGTACGGAGACTCTGACAAGTCTTCCGGAAAAGACGTTGTTGTATATTTTGTTCCGAGCTCTAATGAGGCAAGGGGACCATTCCCTTTATCGCCAAATTCTATTAAAGGCATTTTTTATCCTGTGAGTACATATAAAGGCAAGTATAAGCCAAGAAACCCTAGTAAGTATTTAGGCGATCCAACCAACATTGTTTATAGAAGCTCTTGGGAAAGGCAATGTATGGTTTATTTTGACAGAAATGATAATATTTTAAACTGGGGGTCAGAAGAAGTTGTTATTCCATATAGGTCACCTATCGACAACAGAGTTCACAGATACTTTGTTGATTTTATGATACAAGCAAAGACCGCTTCTGGCAACATTGAAACAACACTCATTGAAGTCAAACCGTTCAATCAAACCCAACCTCCAAAAATACAGAAAAGAAAAACTAAAAGATATCTCACCGAAGTAACTACCTATCTTGTAAACGAAGCTAAGTGGAAAGCTGCATCTGAGTTCTGCAAAGACCGAATGTGGAAGTTTAAAATAATTACTGAAAAAGAACTTAACATAAGATAGATAAATACGTGAATGGTAGCTTACGTATTTGACACTGTTTTAACAAAAGGAATGCAGGCTGGACAAGTTCCAGCTCGTACTCGTGACGCTCGCGATTGGTATCGCAACGCAGCTCGCGATGTAAATGTAACACCAAACCGGTTAATGAAGAGAAATCAAACAAAATTTACTCGTAATGCTGAGCCAGGCAACATGCTACTCTTCAATTACGATCCTAAAACAAAAAAGAAGCTACCGTATTACGATACATTCCCTCTAATATTTGTAGTTGGTCCAGCAGCAGATGGATTTTTTGGTTTGAATATGCATTATCTACCGTTAAAACAACGCGCAATGTTGATGGACGCACTATATGAGACAGCGTCTGACAGCCGATATGACGCTGGTACACGGTTAAAAATCAATTATTCGATACTATCTAAGGCTTCTCGATTTAAATTGTTTAAACCGTGTTTAAAACACTATCTCAACGGTCAAATCAGGTCAAGATTCATGCAAGTTGATTCTGTTGAGTGGGATATAGCGTTATTTTTACCGTTGCAACGATTTGTTGGCAACATTTCAAAGGTGTATCAGGACAGTCTTAGGAAGGCAGGATAATGACGTTTAACATTTCGGACTTCAGAAGTCAAGTTACTGGCGAACAATCACGGGGAATATCCAAACAATCGAATTTTGATGTTGTTGTTAACCTTCCTCCAGGTATATTAATGTCTGAAAGAAGCCAGTCTGCCTTCAATTCTTTAAAATTTAGGATAGAATCAGCAGACCTCCCAGGCAGACAAATACGAACATCGGAACATAAAACACATGGTTATGGTCTAACATCGAAAATTGGTTATGATGTAACATACCCAGACGTGTCTATCACCATGTTATGTGGAGCGGACTTGGGGGAAAAGTCGTTTTTTCAGGCTTGGCAAAGCGCCGTAGTAGGCAATCATTCAAGACAAAGTGATATTAGAGCCCATCAAAGCCTGGGATACTACAACGATTACGTTTCATCAGTGGGTATTGTACAATATGACACTAAAGGTGTTCCAAAATATTCTATGGCGTTAGCCGAGGCCTTTCCTGTTGTTATAAACTCCTTACCTCTTACATGGGGAAGTGAAGATCTTCATAGACTTACTGTTCAGTTTACTTACAAACACTTTACCGAAGTAGACGAACCCCCTAGAGGCAAAGGTGCTCCTATTAATAAATTTAATGCTAGACTTAAATTTAATATACCAAACATGGATGATCAGTTTGAAAAATATGGTCTTCCAAGAATAGGAGAAATTTTTAACATACCTATTTTTCAACAAGACCAAGTCACCATCAAAGTATCATCTACGGTCAAATCAATATTGGGTTTTTAATTAAAAAAGCGAGGTTATTATGTTACCAAATCTAAACTTACCTGAGTTTGTTACTTCAATTCCTTCATCGGACAAAGAAGTATTTTTCAGGCCTTTTCTTGTCAAAGAAGAAAAAATATTATTAATAGCGCTGGAGAGTGGAGACGCTAAAGAAATAGAAAACGCTATACTAACTGTTCTGTGTAATTGTGTTAACATGGATGTAGAAGAAATATTAGATCTACCATCATTTGATATTGAGCATTTGTTCTTACAACTAAGGTCAAAGTCAATCAGTGATATCACAACAGTTAAACTTGGCCACCAAAATATTACTGATTGTGATCATAGAACTTCAGTAGACATTAACTTAAATGATGTCAAAGTGATTTTTCCAGAAAATCACCAGACTAAAATAATGTTAACTGATAGTGTTGGTGTATCAATGAAGTATCCTTCGCTGAGAGAGTCGTATACACTCGGTGATAAACTGAATAACAATAATGTAGAAAGCGTTTTTGATTTTATAAGTGAGAATGTTGAATATATTTTTGATAATGATAGCGTTTATGATGATGCAACGCATGAAGAAATAGCTGAATTTATTGGCAATGTTAACAAAGAACAGTTTTCAAAAATTTTGGACTTTTACAACACAATGCCAACCGCAAGTTATGATTGCGAATTTGTTTGTGAAAAATGTAACACAAAAGAATCAATACAAATAAGAGGTATGAACAATTTTTTCTCATAGGGCTCAGTCACAACAGTCTGGCTAATATGCTTCATACTAACTTTAGTTTGATGCAATTTCATAAATATTCCTTGACTGAGCTCGAAAACATGATGCCATTTGAAAGAGATATCTATATCTCTATGCTTTTGGCTCATCTCCAGGAACAGAAAGAATTGAAACAACAAAGCTAATGATAGAAAATGCCCAAGACATATCTCAAGGCCAAGAAAAGATAAAAGACGCTCTTGAAAGCAACGGAGAATATCTTCGGGATATTAGAGACCTGTTGTCTGGTCAAATAGACCTAACGGAAGATTTAGCTGAAAAAGAAAAAATAAGATACGAAACCGAAAAATTTCAAGAAGCTGAAAACCTTTCAACAATCTAGAGGCGTCCCAGGGTTTTTTGATCGTGTTGGGTCAAGGCTAGACAGAGGTATAGCTGGCTTTGAATCAAACGTACTGCCACGTTTCAGTCCTTCAAATTTTTTACCTAAAGCTCTTGTTTCAGGGTTACTTCTCAATTACGCAGAAGAAATCAATAGCTTTTTGTCTAAAGAACTCACCGCTATATTCGAAGCAGTAGATCTTCCAGAAGACGTTGAAGCTAAAATTACTGAGATAGCTGGTAGCTATGGTGCGCAGCTGGCAGCTTCTGGCGTAATAGGATCTATATTTGGTCTCAGGGGTGCAATTGCAGGTATAATAGGTACGTTTATTTGGAAAGAATTTGGATTAGAAAGATTACTAACCGAAGAAGGTCACGAGGACTTTTTTGAAAATGTCGGCCAAGAAATCAGAGACAAGTTTGCAGAAATGGCAAATCCGGGTCTCGTTGGGGGTGCCACGCTTGGTGTGTTGTTTGCTTCATTAGGATTCAAAAAACTTGGCCTTGCTACCATTGCGGCAGGTTTAATTTTTGATTTCTTCGGGTTGAACCAACTTTTGACAGACGAAGGTCGGGAAAACTTTCTAAATGATATAAAAACTGAGTTTGATACTTTATCTGAAAATATAGACACATCAGATGTAGTAACTGGACTGACTGCACTTATGGCTCCTGTCCTAGCAATGAC